ACAGTAGCCCAATAACGCCGCTTACATTTGTACCGTCGTTATCTTCATCATCGATATAGATTTCTGTAGCAGCATTTTGTGTAGCATTATTTAATCTGACGAGACCAGAACCCGGATCAGAGTCAGTTGTGGTGGTACTAAATGTGTATTGGAGAGAAGTTCCTGGGTCACTAAGATTACTGATACCCGAGATAGTTCCGCCTGTAATTGTTACGTTATTAGCATTCTGAGTAGCAATCGTACCTAGACCAAGCGTAGTCCGTTGAGCAGAAGCATTAGCATCATCTAGCAGTGCCCGACCGGCTGAGGTGAGACTGGTGGTGGCATAAGTATCGGATGATGTGGTGTAGATCATCTGGTCGGCTGTAGTGGTCAGACCGGAGATAGACTGTAGACCAGCGTCATAGGCTTGAACATTAGTACCGATTGCTACACCGAGATTAGTCCGGGCGGCAGAAGCAGTAGACGCACCTGTACCACCATCAGCAATTGCTAGATCAGTGATGCCGGTGATAGATCCACCTGAGATAGTAACAGTGGTAAAGGTTCCCCCGTTAGAGACTGTAGCACCTGAGAAATTAATAGTGCTACCGGTTGATACGGTAAGGTTAGTAACCGTAGCCGCAGCAGGGGTGGTAGCACCGATGATAGTGTTATCAATAGTACCAGCATTAATATCAGCGGTGTCAGCTACCAGAGAATCAATATTAGCGGTACCGTCGATATATAGATCCTTGAACTCGAATGAGGATGAACCTAAATCAATATCGTTGTCAGTGAAAGGTACAATAGCCCCGTCTTGGATACTGATTTGACCTACCGAATCGGCACTGGATTCTACATAGAAGTTGATCTGATTAGCACTGGTATCTACAAAGATAAGATTGTTCTGGTCGGAGTCAGCGATACGATCAATAGGTGGACCTTCGGCAGCAGTACCGTCGTGCTTGTGGCCGGTGGAATTATTAAACGCCGCAAGGATCTGGTTAAACTCGGCATTAAGCGGCGGAGCAGATACGATCTCACCGTTAAGAATCTGAGCTAAAGACTGACGTGTATAACCTGCCATTATCTATATCCTGCTTCTTGGAAAGTAAGGCCCCAGCCTTGAATACTATAAGGTGCTTCTGTACCGATTGACGTAATAACGAAACTAACGGACCTACCAGACCCTTGAATATTCTTTTCTAGAACGGGGCTACTAGAACCCCCGAAAGTAAAGGTTGACCCGTAGGTTCCTCCGGTAGAGAAATAACGAAGGATTGCACCTTGAGTAGACATGGAGTAAGAGTTAGGGTTATACTTGTTAGGATCGTCCCAATCATAGTACACCGCTAAGTTAAACTCCGACGTGCCTTCTGGTCGGGTATAGATAGAGAGTTTATGAAATATCTTACGTCGTTCTGTACTATCAAAATATAAGAACGGGGTAGCGTAGACAGCAATAACATCCGCACCGTTAAACGAGTTACCCGACTCTTGCTTGAATACATATCCGTCTAGATCGCCGTGAACCGTGGTCTCAATACTGTTGATGGAGTCAGAGTACGCCACGAAAGATCGGATACCTAGTAGCTCCCCAAACTCCCAGCCTACGCTGTTATTAGCAAACCGGAGACCCCCGATAATACCGAAAGCATCGGTCACGGAACCGGTTTCACTAGGGAAAAAATATCGAAACTGAGACTTGTTCTTGATAACTACAGAACTCATCAAATCCAAATTATAGTTTTCAGGAAGGGCTTGTAGGATTTGCTGAATTGGTTTAGATACAGTCTGTAGTTCAATATCCCCGATACGGGCTGTACCCTGGATAGGTCGGATGCCATCTGATGCTAGGAACAGGATATCACCACCGATCTCGATAATACTATCAGAAGCGATACAACCGATATTACTTGTTACTTCTGAGAGAACAAAGTCTGACGAGTTGTTACCTTGTAGTCGTTTGATCTGCCGTTCACCGAATATATATAGAGCATCACGGAACTTAGCTATACCAGTAACGGTAAAACCTGCGTTAATCTCTCCTGCACCACCAGCCGGATCATATCTTAGGTCTGAGTTAGGGTTACTAAAGGTGATACTGTTGGAGTTAGCCTCAGAACCGGCAAAGAATAGGTGGTTTCGGAAATCCGTGACGAACTTAACACCTTCGATATTTGCGATATCTATATGGGTATAGAACCAGTTTACCGCTGTACCACCTTCATTGTTCTGAGATGATGTAGCGGTAGCGGATATAACGAAGGTATAAGAGTCCGCATCAACCACGGTAGCAATAGTATAATCATTACCATTAATGTCTTCCGTACCGATATCGACATCGACATTGCTGAACTTGACAATATCCCCGACGTGCATACCATGAGCAACATGAGCTACAGTGACTATACTGGTTCCGTTGCTGATTGAGAAAGGGTTAGATAGTGGATCTTCGGTTTCAGTTAGACCAGAACCCTGCCTGTCATATAGTTCAATAGGTGTTGCTGAGTTATGTCTTAAGGGACGATTGACCCCGTCTACGACAATTACAACTTCTGACCCGGTAAAGCTATGCTCGTTAGTTCTGAGTTTAGTTACGCCGACAGCACTTCGGGTATTAGTATCTGAGGTGTTGTTTACCGCTGACCAGCCTACACCATCAGTATTATCATATATAGTGTAGTATCGGCTGACCGTGTAAGTGATATTAGCGGCTGTACTGGATACTGTGCTGTCCGAAGCCTCGTCAGCGACAAAGGTAAAACTGTCAGCCGTAGCAGTCGAAGCCACATTAAATTCAGTATTGTTAAGATCTAACCCGCCAAGGTTAACATCAATGTTACTAAAGGTGACCCATTCTCCCACAGATAATCCATGAGCAGTAGAGGTAACAGTTACAATTGAACTACCAGAACTAAGGGAGATAGCGCCTACAGGTAACGTTGCCGAAGTAGAATCAACTGAGTTACGTCTTGCGGCGTAGACCTTGTTGTCGTGAATCCAGACACCGAGGACTTTACCAGCACCAGGGACTTGCGGATTATCAGCATCGTAATATTCATAACCGTTAATCCGTCTATACCCACCAAACTGAGAAACCTCAAAGTTTGTCATGCGGATCGCTGAACCCGGTTCAGTACCGGCTAGAGTCAGGGCGTCTTCGTTAGTATATAGACCACCTCTAGCAATGATTGTTACATCGCGGAGATTGTCAGCCATTACTTACTTCCTGCTGGTACGTTAATTAGTCTGTTAACCCTGGTGTCACGAAGATCAGTAAAGTTGTTGACTAGGATTTTCCGCATGTTCTCGATACCACGAGTAAACCGCTGCTGGGCGATAGTGGCCTGTTGAGAGTTATCGCGGAACATATAGCAGTGATACATAGCGCCATCGATCACTACATTCTTAAACTGGTCTGGGATCGACATGGTATCAGTAGCATTGGTTAGTGTAGTCTGATACTGGTAGTAATCGTAATTGATAACGTAGGCTTTGTCAGGAATAGGACTAAAGGCAATCTCGTTACCTAGAGTACGATAAACATAAATCGGGGTATCATAATCCTCTGTCCCCGCGTTACCATCTCTGATGTAGAACCGCTGAATGTAAGTATCGTAGTTAATCTGTCTTAACCTGACCGCTCCGATATTCTCTGCTTCATCCTTGACAATGCGAAAGGAATCCCAATCTACCACTTTCATATCGCTTGGCGCTGCGTAGGTTGACGTGCCAGCTACCAGGGTTAGCGAACCGGTTTGGTGGTTAAACGGAAATCCAAACTGCTCTTGACCAATTTCTTCCAGAGCAATATTGACTGCATCCTTTACCGAGGCATGAAAACCAATAGCGGTTGGAAATTCGTCCGAAGTAAGCTGGACTTCATTCAACCGCTTTAGAGTATCATTAACCAGGGTCAGGAAAGTTGTTGCCATTTAAGCAGCCTTTAACCAGCGAACAGGGAAATCATCCTGCAAAGAATAGGAATGTTTATTGATATTATTCTGGATCAAACATTTAAGAAGTGTATCACCGTATAGATTAAACCTGATACCTTTTTGAGTATGTAGTATCTGGATAATCTTCATTGCTTCTTCTGCCATACCGATATATTCAGTTGTGGTATAGTAAAGATTATTAGTGATAGGACAGGATACGGTTACTTCTTTATGAGCCTCGTCGTGCTTGTTTTCTCGGTTGACCCGGTAGTCGTTTACTGTTTTGTTATAACCGCAATCAAATCCGAATAGGTTTATCTTGTTATACCCGAGCCATACGGAGAGCAGGATAGCATGAACTGTAGAGTTGGACCCGGCAGACATACATTTATCAGAAGGTTGCCACGTCTTGGAAGTGACAGTATCTATCATATATGTCTTGTAGTTCTTTAGCGCGTCAAAGAGACTAGGATCACACTGAGAGGAAATAATGTAATTGGTTTTTTTATTTAGCTGGGCTTTATTACCAGACTCTCTAGGATCAATGGATACGCTGTATCGAGGGTCGCATCCAATAGAGGTTAGGTAATTGACCGTTTTGGACGCGAAGATATCGTTTTTAGAGATACGGAGAAACTTTTCAAACTGTCTGATACTTGGACCGGCAGCACAGATATTAATTTCTTCGCTATGTTTATGCGGGCTATTCTTTAATTTAGAGAGAGATGGTAAGTTTCTATTCTTGTTAATTTCGTAGTTAGACTTGAGAGTATCTTCCGAAACAGAACAATGTAATTGTACCATACAGTCCCCAAGTAGTCAAGGGGAGACCCCGAAGGATCTCCCCAAGTTTGTTAGGCGAAGTCGCGACCAGCCTCAGCCGGACCTGGGATTTCGGCCAGATCAGACATGTAGGCAACAACACGGATAACACCGTCAGCCGGTACGACAGAACCACCAACGTTTAGCTTTACGTCAATGGTGTCAGCCGAAGCGACAATAACAGAGTTAGCGCCGAAAGGAAGCAGACCGTTTGTACCGGCAGCGGCCCAGCCGACAGTGTTGAAGTCACCGCCGTCGATAAAGTCGTCACCAGCGGCAACGTCGATATCAAAAGTAGCAGCGGTCGAGGAATCAACAGTCTCGACATAAGCAACCGCACCGTGGACTAGGGTGTTAGCCGGAACTGGGATAACCTCTAGAACATCGGCGTTAGCAAGGGCGGAACCCTTGGCGGTGGTTGCATCAGCCATAGAGACAGTCTTCTCTACGGTGTAGGGTACGTTAGCACCAGTACGCGACTTGTGGTTGGTAGTGGAACCATTAGTTAGATCGTAAGCCATGATTCATACCCCCCTTATTCGTACACGTTATAGATGGCGCGGGTGACTGCTTCTGGACGAAGTAGCTTACGGCCATAAAGGTGCAGACCACGAACAACATCACTAAAGCTGTCATTGTCGCGGTAGGTCTCTACCTTCTCAATCTGAGAAGCGGTAGCAACGGCTGAGTCGTGACCGGCGATGATAACACCAAAGTTAGTGGCAGAACCACCGGTAGCAACAGTGCCGGGACCAGTACCAAGGATAGGCAGGTTGTTAGACATGTAGATGCGGAAACCGCGAACCATACCGTCAATGATACGACCGTTACGTAGGATATCACCAGCATCCTGACGACCGGCAAAGTCATTGCTTAGGAGCTTTGAGTTTTCGTCGTTAAGCTGCTCGGCAAAGACTGGATCGACAACTAGCCAACGACCGTCACGATCAACGTTCTGCTGGT